GCCGGGTTCTGTACCACCGCTATATGAACCGCCGTTATTACCTTGGCTTGGAGAAGTATTTGGTGTATTTCCGGCGCCGCCAATATTCGGAGTGCCGCTATCTCTTCCACCCCCGCCACCTCCTGAGCCACCCGCAACCCCCGAACTGTTATAAGAACCGGCGCCACCTCCACCAGCGGAAGTAATTCCATTAAAAGTAGAATTGGCTCCATTAGAACCATAAGCTGTGCCATTAAAAGAGCCTGTACCAGCACCCCCAGCGCCAACAGTGACTGTGTACGATGTTCCAGCAGTAACAGCTAATCCGGTGCCAGTACGAAATCCACCAGCGCCAGCACCCGCAGTAGCCCCACCGCCGCCACCAGCCACTATTAAGTAATCTACAGAACTAACTCCATCAGGACACACCCACGTACTTGTAAAAGAAAATAGCTCCACCACAACAGACGTTGTAGATAAACCTGTAAGCGTCCAGACACCTGACCCACGAAATGCGGGAGGTATAGTGTTTATTATCTGACCGGGATAACCATGAATTGCCATAGCAACCCCTTAAGTTATATCTTCGTAGCTTATTGAGTAGGTAATCCCACTAGCTGTACCAGATGTGACCGAAATACTTGTGCCTTCTTCTAAGTAAATCGCTGTGGTTTTATCCGTAACGATTAACGAAGCGTCAGCAGGTACAGATACTGTACTTACGATTGGATACGCAGTACCGCCAGCAGGAGCAGAGCCTTGAGCAACTGCACCGTTTGTGTAGAGAGACACCGTAGTATCTACAGCAGCGGAACCATTCACATTAGCAGCAACAATCTGGTTGATCTTAAAGACCTTGCCAGACGAAGCTGCATTAGGTAACAGAACCACCGCAGCAGTACCAGATGGGGTGTAGTACGTCGTCTTACCATAAATGGAAGTGACTGCAACAATATTGGGGTTAGCCATGATTACTCCTTAGAATCCAAAGATCATCGCCATTGCGATGGATTTACCTGTTGTGATGCCGCTTGATGTTGCCGCCCAACTTGCCGTTGTACCGTTTGACGTAAGAACAGTGCCATTTGCGCCAATTGTCGTTAAACCAGTACCACCATTTGCAATCGATACCGGCAAAGTTACAGCAGCAATTGCCTGCGTTGCCAATACCGTGATTACGCCTGATTTGTTGAAATACAACTTACCATCAGCGACGTTTAACGCCAATTCACCTACAGCTAGATTACTCGTCGTCGGTAGATTACCAGCCGTCGTGCTGTTGAATAGAATAATTGGCGTGTAATTAGTTTGTGCCATTAAAAGGTTCCTCCTGAAATACCGCCAGTTATGCCTGATCCGACAGTCAATATGCTAGTTGACGAATTAAAACTAAGATTTGCAGATTGTGCCAAAACACTGGTACTTGATGCAAACAGTACCCCATTGGCGGTATACGACGATAAGTTAGTACCGCCATTCGCAACCGGCAAAACTCCAGACACGCCCGTCGTCAAAGGTAGGCTGGCACCCTGAGACAAGTCGTAAGTGTCACCGACCTGAATCTCCTGAATGGTAGTCGTGTTGAGTACGAGTGGATAACGTGCTGTCATTTTTTAATCCTTAGAAGCAGGTCACATTGACCGTAGTAGATCCGTTATTCAGTAATACCGGTAAAAATCCATTTGCGAGTGAAACATTAACTTGGCTTCCCGCATGATTCGTCACCGGCAAAAACGTAGGGTTAAGCTGCCATGCAGCCGTTGAACCCGTGGATTTTAATACGTAGCCTGCCGTTCCGATACCCAAACGAGTGGCGCTGTTAGCACCATTACCTATAATCAAGTCACCGGTTGATGTGATTGGCGATAGGTTATTAAAAGCCGTGCTTGCACTTGTTGCGTTTGTGCCGCCGTTGGCGATAGACACAGGCGCAGTAATACTAAAAACAGTACCTGTTAATGTAAGGCCGCTACCTGCGGTGTATGTGCCTTCACCGGAGAATTGCGTCCAATTAATAGGGCTAGTGCCTACCGTAGCTACTGGTAAAGTCTGCACCCAACCAGTATTTGCATACTGCGTACCGTAAGTAACAAACGTAAAGTCACCGTTTTTAATCTCTACATTTGAATCAAAGTCAGTTGCACGGGTAAGAACTGTACCGCCTGTAGCCCATGTATAAATGCCGTTTTGCAACTGCGCCGCTTGGTTTTTAACCAGTATGCGATTGCCATTTAATAGCGTGTAACCATCAAGAACGGTCAAAGCAACCGACAGGGTAAGCGTAGCACCTACACCTGAAGAGCCGTTGTTGTACGTTACCGTACCGCCAGTAATGCTTGCCAAGGTTCCTGTAGTAGCCGCATCGCAGGCTGCATGGACATTTAAACCTTGCGCCACTGCATCTACGTACTGTTTGGTAGCCAACTGAAATGCGGTTGTTGGGTCTTGCGTTACCTCAATCGAAGTTAACCCAGCCAGCGTCAATGCTGTGGCGCCCAACGCTACACCGGTAGTGCCAAGCGTTAATGAACTGTTTGTCAAACCCGAATTCGGGATATTGCTAAACGTATTCGCTGATCCACTGATGGTCTTGTTTATCAGCGTCTGCGTATTCGTCAATGTAGCTACAACAGTCGTGTCAATCGTTAACGTGCCTGTGGTGGTGATAGGGCCACCTAACAAGCCATTCCCAGTTGCAACTGAAGTAACACCAGTTCCACCGGCAGCTAAAGTAGCCCATGCTCCATTAACATAGACCTCAAACACTCCAAGTTCAGTGTTGTATCGTATGGTTCCGTTTACTGCCCCCGCTGGACGAGCCGCAGTATTACCAGACGGCACAATCGCACCACCACTACCCGGCAACGTAGGATTCGCAGCGATGCTAATTACAGGGACGGTTGTACCGTTTACTACTGCAATCTGATTTACGGTGCCCTGTACGTTGGTAACAGTACCGTCGCCAACGCCAAGAGTCGCCCATGCGCTGCTTTGATAAACCTCAAACCGCGATGTGTCTGTGTTGTAGCGGATGACGCCATTAACACCCAATCTTTGCGCCGAACTGCCTGAAGGTAGCTGAGTACCGCCTGTGCCGGGCAATATCGGATTATTGGCAATGCTTACTGTAGGTGCACCACCAACGCCTGTTCCGTTGGCAATAGTAATCTGATTACTAGTGCCCTGAACCGATGTTTGACTAAACGTCGATCCATTGATGGTCATCAAACCTGTTCCAGTTAAGGCAGACAGGTTTTGCAGATTCGTATTAACGCCAATTACAGGGTCGCCAGAGACGCCAGTACCGTTGGATATGGTCATGCCTGTACCGACAGTTAATTGTCGATTGGTAACCGTACTAGCACTATCCTTGACGACAAAGCCGGTGCTTGCGCTATTCAAGCTTGCTGCCGCACCCGTCATGTTGATTGTCAGGGTGCTGCCGGCGCCACCATCCGTTAACGACAACCCTGTGGTGGTCGATAAATAACGAGCCTGCGTTAAGCCTGCAGTCGATCCAACCGTCAAGAATGGGTAATTAAGCGCACCCGCACCTGCGATCGCACCCGTCGTCGTTTGTACCGTTACGCCATTTTGCACAACCGGCACGGACTCCGCGCCAGTTAGCGCAGCAGCATTCGGCAGTTGGGTTATGGTTACTTGTCCACTCATGTCGATGTATTCGTGTTAGGTGAGGGTGTAATGATGTCTGTATTGCCGTTCTGTAACGGAGTAGTCGTTCCATTCTCGGTGCTGATATACCACTCACTTGGGTTACCACCCGGTATATTGTCGCCCGTTGGTGTCAACACTAATCCGTTATCATCAGCCGCAACATTCACATCAGGCCTTGGGTACTGCAAATTAATACGCTCAGTCTTTCTAGCCGGTAGTCTATATGGGTCTTTCTCATCTGCACAACCGCGAGTACATACCTTCAAACCCGGAAAGTTTGGGTCTGGCATGGCTTCGATAATAGGGCGCTTCATCTTGCATCTGTCGCAGATGAAGATGGCAATTAACGCATTCCCAGTAGTATCTAACCATTTTGGCATTACTTTGTGTACACAGAAATGTTAGGGGCAAAGTAGATAGGCGACTTATCGCGCTCTTCGTTCTCAGCCATGATGAAATACTTCTCTGCCTGACCTTCCAAATAGCCTATTCGTTGCAAATCAACGCCCGGCAAAATCATTGACATTTGGTGACCCAACAAAAATTGAATCGCTTGATTCCACCTCTGTGGTATCTCAAGCTCACCGCTTAATGAGCCAACATCATCAATTTGCCGCGAGTACCACACCGTCATCTGCACAAAAGCATTCGACGGAGTAGGCCACAAAGTGATTTGTGCCTGCGGTAATTGCCGGTTAAACCAAAATTGATAGGGCTGATTAGCCGTAAAGTTCTTGTTTGGCAGGTTCGTATAGTCGTCACGATTTAACCGCGACATCGTAACTTCGGTTGAATTGTTCCCCAAATACCACTCATACAGAGCCAAAGTAGTGCCGCCATACGCCTGAATTCTGTAGTACGCGACGTTTGCACCGGGGTCAATGTCTTGGAAAATCCACTGACCGTTCGTTACCGGCATGTTTACTGCCGTGTACAAAGTAGTCCACGTAACGCCATCCGGCGACGATTGGAAGTAATAATTCCACACCGCAGTACCCGCAGCCACATACGGCATGATCCCGATAGAGCCGATGTACTGGGGATCATTCGGGCCATAGTTGACTATGAAGTTGCCGTTAGCCGATGATTGCTGGCAATACGTCGATGTGTTGCCGTCATAGATGTTGGCTGTCACGCCGCCTGCGCTAGACGTATAAGCACCCACAGGGCGGTTCATAGTGCGGTACAGGGCGTTTAAAACGTCTACCCCACCTACAGGTAGGTCGTATGCAAATTTATTCGGCTGAAGGCCGTATACGGTCTTGTTGATCGCCCAGTAATTAATACCCTGATTGATCAAGTTGCTAAGTACGAAGAATAAGGCTTGCTTAGAGGCAACTACTTGTTCAAGGGTGAGTTCTTCCGCAAGCTTGCCCGACAGACGGGCACCCTGATCAATGAAGTTCTGTACTGTGACTACTGTGGTTCCGACAGTACCGCTGTAAGCCATATATCACCTTCGAGTAATTGAATTACCAGCAGTTTTTGTGCTTAGGGTTTTGTTGAGCGGTTCTAACCTTGCCGCCTTTTTTGTAATACCGATCTTTTTGCTTTTCTTTAATCATGCCAATTACATCTTCAGTAAAATTTTTAGGACTCATTTCTGCTGGCTTATATTTATTATCTTTTATCTTTTCGCCAATCTCAGTTTTTTGTTGGTTACCTTGAAAATCCCCCGGCATCTCAACCGTTTTTCTGCCGTAAGGCCTTTCTGGATCTACAACATTATCCCGTTTTGACGAATATTTGTCAGAGTTGTATTTTTTGTGTTGATCTAGTTTGTAATTGGCTCTTCCAACCGCTTTTTGTAATGGTGTAAATTCATCATCATCGTAATCGTCAGCCATTTTTATTCCTTACCAGTTCTTGTGCTTGGTATTTCTTTTCTCTGCAGTATTTACCTTGCAATCTTTTAAGCTAATCTTGCCGCCACTCTTCTTTTCATAATCATCATTTTTGTCCCGCATACCTAAACCTTCTTTGTACAAACGGACATAATTACGAGCGCCTTTAGCTGCATCGCTGTTAGCCATTCTTTCGCCTTGCGGTGTCTTTGTGTATTTGTTTGGGTCTTCAGCTATGCCCAAATTTTGCCCTACGCGACGAACTCCGCGCATAATTTCTTCAGGAGCTTTTTTAACAATGCCGACTACGCTATCAAAAGCTTCACTAAGAGCTTTACGAGGAGCTTCGTTCTCTTCTTTTTCGCGCTCTAAATGCTTTTGGTAATCTTCATTTTCTTTCTTACGAAGGGCATCTTGACGAGCATTCTTAACGTAATTATCTTCTGCCATGATCTTGTCCTTTACCAGCAATTTTTATGTTTAGGATTTTTTTCCGCAGTGCTAATCTTGCCGCCTTTTTTGTAAGGAGATTTTGGCATTGCAGCTATGTCTTGTTGAGCCTGTTTTACGAATGCATCATCTGCCGCTTTGATTGCGCCAAGTCGAGAGTAATTTTCCAAAGATTGTTGCCGCTGCTCCGATGTTGGCATTCGACCAAAACCAGCCTTTACAGGCATTACTGGCTTTGGGGGTTTAAATGTAGGCGCTTTGCCACCCATCATATTGTATGGACTCCATTTAGGTTTGCCACCAGTTATATCATTAGCCATTTCAACCTCCAATCAATTTAGTGTTACCAACCGGGACATTTCCACCGCTTCAGCGATGCTTTAGCCCTCGGAGCATCACCACTTGAATGTTCAACCACTCCCGACATTCTCGCGCAAAAGCTGTCCTTACGCGACCCGCCTTGGGGTTGTGGAGCCTTTAAATGGCTTCCTGTCTCTTTGTTGTACTTAGCCCTACCCTTGGCAGTTAAACCGGCGCCTTGCTTAGTGGCAAGCTTCTCACCGCGCCCTACAGCCAGACTAACGCCACCTTCTTTTTTCTTTGCTGTCTTTGCTGACTGAACGAAAGCATCAGCCGTAGGAGCACCTTTGCTGCCGGGCTTACGCATCTTCTCTTTAGATCCGTGAGCTATACGTTCTTGCTTCGCGTGGATGTTGGCATACAAGCCACCACCGCTTGCCATTTTCTTAGCTGAAAATAATTTATCCACTATAGCCACCCGTTGAGGTTTAGTCGTTACGCTCTCAATAATTTCTGCGCGTTCTGCTTTGTTTTTTCCAGCCTCGTAAAACCCAGCTTTTTTTAAAGACTTGGTTACTCCACCGTCCTTAAATTTTTTACCCTCATCAGCCTTAACAAATTCCTTGCCAACCTTTTGAGGTACGCCACCAAAGCCGCCCTTAGTATGAGCTGCGGCTTCCATTAGTCTATGTTGGGCTGGTGATTTGCTTGGCATGATTAGGCGTATGTTTTGATCATCTCAAGAACAACTGTGTATGTGTCGCCATTAGTTTGATCTGATGTGCTAAACACAATATTTCCATTTTTGCCTGCGCCGGCATTGTTTGTAATGCCACCAATTTTTGAAAAATCGTTTTCATAGTTGGTGTTGACTGTAGACAAGAAAAATGGAACGTCCGTTGTGGCATCCCAATACATCCGTACTTCCATGCCATGGCAAACCGAAGTAATTTTATTGACGATTACGCCTGTACAGGCTTTTCCATTGCCGTTTGGTAAGAGTGTTGAGACATTAACTTTAGTAACGGCATTTTCACCAGTACCATCACTGATGTTCGTGAATTTCATAATAACAAGACGTTCACCGTCCATCAATGTTTGAGTTGTAACGGCATCAGCCATATTTATCTCCAATTAAAAGTAGGGGAGCCGAAGCCCCCCTGACTTATTTAATACCTACCTTTTAACAAAGAGTGAATTGCTTTAGATTCTTTTCCACTAATCTTTCGACCAGCACGATTAGAACTAGCAATTGACTTGTTAACAGCCTCTTCTGAATAGCTTTTTTGCTTTTCATTTTCAGGTTTTGAATAATCTTTTTCAGGGATTTTTCCACCTTCAGCATGGTGTTTTACGTTACCACCACGCTTAAAGGTGCCTGATTGCAAGCTGTTTGCCACGGGTTGGCTGACGAAGTGCTTAGGCATTTTTACTGCCTTGCCATCATCAACTACATTCCCCCCCGTGGCGTAGGCTTTTTTTGAGGCCATACCTCCCTGCTTGTAGCCACCGCCATTACCTTTTTTTACTTCACCGGTAGTGGTGCCTGTAACACCTTTTTTGGCTGTGTTAGCAGGACGATTCTCCCAATTGCCGCCTTCAATGGTGCCACCCATTTTAAAACCGCCAGCATTAGACATTCTAACGCCGCCTGTGCCATGAGCCGAATCTTTCTTGGCTGTATGCATCACGGTTTTAGCGTAGTCCTTGCCGCCCATATTGGAGTCAGCAGGGATGGTGCCGCCGGTTGCGTAGCCGCCGGGTTTGCCTTCCGTTACTTCACCAGTGTTACCTTTAGATCTATTGGCGTGGGCAGTAACCATCTTGGTCTTTGCATACTGACCTGCATTGCCTTCAATTGTGCCGCCCATAGCTTTTTTATGGACTTTGCCCATAGGCATAGACTCATGATGATGGAGTTCTTTTTCCAACTTTTTGATTGCGCTGCTATCTGCAGAGCCGCCTTTTTTCATGCCTGCAAGAGCTTTACGCACTGACATTGCACGAGCATTACGCTCCGCATCAGGCATTGCAGCCAAAGCGCCTCTACCCATGGCTTGCATAGGATTTTGACCTTGTTGAGGCGCAAAACGGCTACCAATACCACCTTGAATGCGGTTACCAAGACCCATTGCCATCTTAGAATTCTGACGCGCAGCTTGACCTAAACCTTGCATAGCATCACCTGTAGGAGCAGGAGGACGTTCCATCGCAGGAGAGCTGGCTTGCGGTGCTCTTGATGCCATGGCAGATTGTCCCAAGCGACCTAATGCGCCGCCAATACCCTTCTTGGCGATCTTGCCACCCTTCTTGTACTGGTTAGGGTTCATCGCCTTAACACGGGACATGATGGAAGGTTTCTTAGGCGCCTTGCCAGACTCTGACTCAAATGAGCTAGAGTCCATTGGCTTATGGCACATCTCTTCAACTTTACTAGCAACCTTGCCACCCTTTTTAAGCTTTAGGATGACTTTAGGCTCGTCGGTCATCATTTTGACCATTGGTTTAAATTGACCCATAACGTCCTCCTATTAGGAAACAAGGTTTTGGTTTACGCCAATAGCACCAACGCGAGTAGCGTTCGGGCCAACTGCAATGGCAGGCAACAAGATTCCCATAACTGTGCGAACGATACCGTTCGACGCAGTGGCGGGGGTGTATGTACCGCGAACATCACCAGTAGTGGTCGTAGCAGTATTGGTATCAGCGGCTACAAACGTACCAGCATCTTGCGCTAGTGTGTTGTTGCTCTTGACGCTTGCAACATAAGCTATGTTAGCCACGCGAACTGGGATGCCTAACACGTTGGTTGTACCAACAGTCAAAGCAGTACCAGTAGCGCCACTCACGGTCACAGAAGTAATGAGCCAAAAAGCTTTTAAGCCACTCACAGCGGTGCTTACAGCCGCGCTAGAAGTAATTGCTTCGCTCATTGCTTGACCATAAACATCAAATCCCGTTACGGTCACAGTTACTGGAGCCACACCCAAGGTGTAGGTTAAACCAGTTGGTGTGCCTGCGGTGGTCACAACTGCCGCTCCTGCTGTGGTAGTCAGGGTTGCGGAAGTCGCTGTTACAGCGGTCAATATGTAAGTCGTTGGGTTGGTGTAACCAGTGATAGTACCTGTGCCACCTAAAGTGCCAGAAATAGTTAAACGCTGACCAGTTACCAAACCTGCTTGTGAGGTGAAGGTAATACCACCAGATGTGTTAGCAATCACAACGCTTGACAGAGTAGCGACAGCGGCGGTTGCAGTTGTAACGCTTACGCCACGAGGCATATCAAGAGACAAAGCGGAAACACCAGCGGCTGTGGTGATTGACTTTACGCTGGTTCCAGCGGTTAAGGTCAATGATCCAGCGGTAGTAGGTGTTTGCGAAGCGGCAATGTTATTTGCAACAGCGGCTTGAGGAACTACATCCCACGTATAAATGCGACCCAACGGGCCAACACCAAGGCTCATAGGAGATGGATTATCAAAAGGCTCTAAATCATGCATTGTCAACGCAACAGTGTTTGCAATGTTGATTGCTTGATTGAGGATGTAAGTACCAGCGCCACCATTACCAGTGCCAAATTCAGTGATAAAAGTACCGTCGGTTACGCCAGCACCATCAACGAACATACCAACCACGATTGGTGCGCCAAAGCCTACTGAGGTGATTGTTAAGGTTGTGGAAGAAACGCTACCAGTACCACCGATTGCGGTAGTAGAGTAGTTGCGAAGACCCGTACCCATATAGGTTTGGGCTGGGCCTAAAAATAGGTCATCTGAAAACTGAGGCATTGTCTTCTCCTTGAAAAGCTAGACAAATAAATTTTAAAAAGGGTCGGCTTTTACACCGACCCTATCTTCTTACAGACCGGGCGTACCGTAAGCGGCGCGTGGGTCAGTGAAGCCCACTGCGTAACGCTCTGTAGCCTTGTAACGCATTGTGTCAGTCTCGAAGTCACCTTCCATGGTCTTCTCCAGACGACGACGCATCAGAAGCTTAAAGCCTTCTGGAGCATCAGTCTGAACCCACCATGCTGTCGATGAAGTCAAGCGTGACAATACTGCAGCGCCTTCGTCCAGCAAGCCAATCGATTTGATTGGGTTGATGTCGTTGTTGGCGTTGCCAGTACGCAACACTGATTTCAACAGAACTTCAGCTTGGAAAATGTTGCCCGGAGCCACGATCAATTGGCGTGGAACCAAACGAATCTTCTTACCGTTGTTGTCAACAGCTTGACGGATCTGAATCAGCATCTGCTCAAGCGATGTCTGTGACAGAACGGCTGCTGTAGCCAACTGGTTGCTGAATGTACCGTTAACGATAGGGTGTGCTGTGTTAGTCAGCGACACGCCATCACCACCGGGGTAGGCACTGTTAAAGGCCGTGTTAAGGATGTTTGCCGACAACAGTTCTTTGGTTTCCACCAGAGACTGTGCCAAATGGCGTGCATACACTTGACCGATACGGATGTGGTCGCCGTCTTCAACGAGAACCTTGGTCAAAGCGAAGGCCAAGCCATACACTTTGTAGAGGTAACGCTGCAAGAACAATACACCACCCTGTTGATACGTTACTGGCGTACCGTCAGGTAATTGTGGTGCCGCGCCAAAGCCGTACAGAACTGGCTCTTCGTGGTAGTTACGAGGAATACCATCTTCCTCACGGAAAACACGCGACCATTCGTCAGCGCGTTGATCATATACACCGTCGAAACATTCGTTGAGAATTGGCTCAACTATCGAACGGAAATCGGTACTACGCATTGGGGCTGCCATGATTTAGCTCCTTATGCTATGGCAGTAACAGAACCGAAGAACTGTGACTGAGCGTTAACGACACGAACAACAGTGTAGGAATCACCCCACGCATTGTCCACATATGGGGCTAAATCAACGACACGCATTTGACCCTGTACACCGTTACCGGCAGCAGTTGCAGAGCCAAGAGTGGCTTGCGACAGACCAGTAGTAGTAGAGCCAGAAGTCACGTTAGTGAAGTTGTATTCGTTGCCGAGTGTAGTCTGAGCCATCGAACCGTCAGCTTGGATTTCATAAACGATGTTTTGATCGTTGTAGAAATAAGCAACTACGGAACCAGCGATTACCGCAGTATTTGCAGGCCAGTAGTTAGACACACGACGACGACCAGTTGTATCAGTCCACTCGACACCAGCGAAAGCGCCAGACCACGCAACTGCGGCGCCTGATGCTGGGTTGGTTGTCAGAGGGATGATTACGCCTGCAGAAGCCGAATAAGCAACTGGCTGACCCTTCAAAATATTGTTGGCGTAGCCAGAAGTAATACCGTTTGCCAACGCCTGAGCGCGATCCAGACCAGAAGGGTGGAACGCAGGACGCAAGCCAAACGGAGCTGATGTACTAGACATATCAATTCTCCTAAATGTTTAGCCCGAAAATACGGGCATTTTGCTTGGTTGGTTATCAAGATCGCCCATGCCTTCACCTTCAACTTGTACAAGTCTGCGACCATTACTGTCACGAGCACCCTGAAGGTTTTCCATTTGGACACGAATCTTATCGGCTTCCTCACGAGGTTTATCGTGGTGAAACGTCGTCATGACCTCTTGGTAAATCTCCATCGGCAACTTAAACAGCAACATCTCATTACAGCTAATGTACCCAATATGTTCTCCATCTTTGACTCTGTAGTCTTCGTATCCGGGCAACTCTTCCGACTTAACGGGTACGTAGCCTAGACGAATCCTACGATCAATGGTGTCGTAAGTATTGGTTGTTGAAAGCCAGCAAAGATGCCACCCGTCCATATCGGGCAACTTAGGCAATGCTGATTGCGTCCACTCCTCGCTCCACATACGATTACGTTCCTGCGTAGAAATGAACTTTTCCTCTGGTGCTTTATGATTCGCCTCCCCGTTAGCACGGTCTTGACGTCCATTAGCATTCAGTGATTTTTTTAAACGTGATTCCATAATGTTTTCCCCTCGGATTAGTTGTTACGGTTGGATCGATCATAAGCAATGAATTGCTTAATCATCTTTGCCTTACGCTCTGGATTGTCCCAAGCACCAGCTTCTTTCATAGCTTTCACCCTATCAGGTGATAGTACGAATTGAGAGCGGTTAGACCCTCCGTAAGCGGCTGATGCTTCTCGTCCTGAGCTACCCACAACATTCCTTGGTCGTCTGACATTTCGGGAATCTTCGTCATTGTTACCATTGTACCTATGAGGTAATTCTTTTTGCAAACGGCTATCTAATTCGTCCCAATAATCGGCATCCGTTGGATCCCAACCCTGAGCCGCCATTAGCTCGTCCATCTTCTTGGCTACCCGTGTATCGGTATCATTGCCACCGGGGTTGTACCAAGAGTTACGACGCATCCACTCCTGAGCATTACGCTTAACAATAGGGTCTTGTTCGTCGTTTTGCTGAGGTTGCTTCAACTCACGGTCGGCTTGGTGACGCATGTTAGCCAATTGACGGATTTCGTCGTTAGCCTGATGCATCAATTCCTGCGCTTGCACCATCCCATCACCGTCTTGGTTATGAGTAGCCTCCGCAATCTTCATTTTTGCGTACTCAAGCTTGGTTTGCGCGTCTTCAATGTGCTTGTCGATGCGAATCAAGCCTTCCGTCTTGGTGCTACGCTCTAATTGCTCTAGGCGGTGCTTAAACGCCTCGTTTTCACGCTGTAATTGCGTCAATCGAGCGTCTTTTTCCTGATTTGTCTTGCGAATCAGGTCTTTTTTAGCTCGGCGACGGTTACGTTTTGCATCTCTTAGCTCTGCGTCGTCATCTGGATGGTCATCATCAGTAGAATCACCCACCGAACCACCCTCTTTAGCCAACTCAAAGCCGTTTTGCTCGTCAGAGTCGTCTGGAACAAGCATTTTTGAGTCAACTTCTACTACCGCAGAGCCATCATCTGACTCTATCGCATCTAATTGCATCTCTTTTTGGTCTTGATTAGCCATACAACCTCCTTATACGTAGGCTTTGAACGATAACGGGTCATCAGTGATCGCCGAAATCAGTTCGTGGTCATTGCAAGTCATGAATAAAACGGGGTCTTTACCATCTTCGCCGGGCACTACTCGCTCCCAACGATCTCCACCCCACCTAGGTACACGAACGAAGTCACCCACCTCAGCCCACGAGCCTTCAGCCCACGGTTGCATGGTGTCTCGGTTCTTAAACGCTAATGGGCCAACAGCCACGACTTGACCGATCATGTTGTTCCACTTCTCGTTTTCCTTGGTTTCATCCACGATGATGATGCGGCCTGCAGTCTTCTTGATACGAC